ATTTATAATTATAAAGATAATGATATTATTTTTATAAATGCAGATTCTACCGAAAAAGAAATGCATGAATTATATAGTACAATAGATGTAATTGTTACTCCTAGTAAATGGGAAGGATTATGTTTGAACTTATATGAGGCAATGGCATATGGCATTCCAGTTGTTACTTCTGACATTCCGCCAATGAATGAAATAGATTCAAATTGTGGTTGTTTTGTAAAAGGTGGATTTTATAAAAATAAAAAAATTAATTTTATTCCTATTTTTGAATTTGAAGAAGATGATTTTTATAATAAATTAGATGAAGCATTAAAAGAGAAAGTATTTAATAAGAAGAAGATTAAAAATAAAAATGATATTAATTATGCTGATTTTAAAATTAATATATATAATTTTTTTAAAGAATTATTTTATTCAAAAATTTTATTACCAAATATTACTAATAAAAATGGTAAAATAAGAATTGCACATTTTGCAAGATATAGCCCTCATTTATCAGGAATGTATGAAACTGTAAGAGAAATGGTACAAGCAGAAAATAATTATGGGTTTGATGCTGGTTTTATAGATACATTTAGGTTTGGAAAAGATGGTGATAAAGATAGAGGAGTAACAACTGTTGCACCTGCTTTTGCTAATGATGCCGATATATTAATTTTGCACACTATCATTCCCCAACCATTTTTGGATAAAAATAAAAATTTATTAATGTTGCTTCATGGGAGACCTGATCATTGTTTTCATGGTGAAATAAGTGGTGGTGAAAAAACGTATACTACAATAATAAATTATTTTGAAAGTAATTATTTTAAAGGATATATTACATTATGGGAAAGGCATATTGAGTTTTGGAAAGCAATTACTAATAGACCAGTTTATTATGTGCCACCATTTGTTGATTTAGATTTTTTTAAACCAGAAGGGAAAAAATATAAATTTAAATATCCTGGTGAACCAAATGTTGTTTTTGGTGATCCTTGGAGATTAGATGCAAATCCATATCATCTTATGCACGCATTTATTTTATTTAAGAAAAAATATCCAAAAGCAAAATTGCATTTATTTTGTAAGAAAAGAAAAGACAAAGAAATTTGGAAAAAATTAATAGTTGGAATGGTTAAAACAGGAAATGATATTTTTGGAGACATAGAAGCATCTGTAAATAATATGGATGAAATTTATAGAGCAGCAGATTTTTTAATTACTACACAGGTAGATGCAGTAAGAATGGTTCGTGAACCTTTGGCATGTGGTTGTCCTATTGTTACACCAGTAGGTAATAGATTTGCATTGCATACTGCTAATTTTTTATTCCCTAAAAATTTATGCCAAACAATGGTTAATATATGGGAAGATATAAAGAATAGAAATGAAGATATTAGAAGTTATTCGAGAGGTGTTGCAAATTTAGAATTTAATATTAAAGATTCAATGAAAAAGTTAGATGAAATAGCTAAGGAGGTTTGTCATGAGAATAGTAAAACATCCAGCCAAATATTTTAGAAAAACAAGAAAAGCAGCAATAGATACAATTGTTATTCATTATATAAGTGCAGTTAATATAAATAAGCAAAGAGCATTTGATACATTAGAAATTTTAAAATTTTTTGATAAACCAGTTTATGCAGGTATAGATAAAAAAACAGGTAAGAAAAAATATGTTAAAATATCATATCATTATTTAATAAGTAGAAAAGGCGAAATATATGGATTGGTTGATGAAAATAATGTTGCATACCATGCTGGTATTTCATCATTAAATGGTAGAAGTATTAGAAGTAGTTGTAATGATTTTTCAATTGCTATAGCATTGGTTGGTGGTAATTGGTGTGAATTTACTGAAAAACAATATGAATTATTAATTGAATCAACAAAGGACATTCGTTTAAGAAGGAATATACCAAAAGATAATATAGTTGGACACCAACATATTTCACCAGGAAGAAGGGTTGACCCTGGAAGTTTTTTTAATTGGGGCAAATATTTTGATGGAGTATTTGAGAAAGGCAAAGATGTAAAAACTAAGAATGTAGATTTTAAAGAAAAGACATTTAAAAATGATTTGGAAGTATTAAGCAAAGCTAAGATTGAACCAAAAAATAATATTGAAAACGGAAAAGATAAAAATTTACTTGACAAAATTCTTGAAAAAATATTTATTATATTTAATAAAGCAAAAAACAAAGAGCATGAATTATTTTGGTGGCGTAAAAAATAAAGGAGAATAATATGACAAAAAGAAAAGCTAAAATAAAACCAACTGTTTCTAAATTTGTAGAATCAATACAATTACCAAAATTTGTAGATGAAAGAATGGACAGAGAAAATAAAAGAGAGTTTGCTAATTATCTGCAAGATAAAATGAAAGATTTAGAAGTATCTATTAAATTTGGTGAAAAATTAAGTTCTGGTGGTGCAATATTTAATCCAACAAAAAATCAATATGGAACTTATAATCCAGAATTAATTCCATTTGATGATTTGCAAATAATGAGAAAAGATAGTCAAGTTGCTGCTGGTTTGGCATTTATTAAAATGCCTATTATTGCTCAAAATTATAGTATATTTAGTCAGGACCCAGTTCAAAAGGCATTTGTTGGTCAAACTATAAGACCGCTTTATCGAGGCATGATAAGATCTGTGTTGACTGCTATTGATTTTGGTTTTGCACCACACGAGAAAGTATTTGAAAGAAAAAATGTAACAATAATGAATGAAGGTCCTGATTCTTCTATTAGAACAAAAATATTATATAAGGGAGATGCTGTTGTTTATAAAAAAATTAAAAGTGTTAATCCTGACACTATTTCTATTGTATTGGATAAACATGGTAATTTTTATGGAATAAAACAAAATATTGTTTCTACCCCAAATGGTAAAACTACACAAATTGGTACTGATAAAAGTATGATTTTTACTAATGAATTTGAATTTGGTAATTATTATGGTAGAACAAGATTAGAAGCAGCATATCCAATGTGGTATTATAAAATTTTAATGTTACAATTTATGATGAGATATTTTGAAAGAAAAGGTGCCCCACCATTAGTAATTAAAGCACCTCCTGGATATTCTGAAGATTATACTGGTGAAAGACAAAATAATCTAAGTATTGCATTGGAATTAGGAAAACAATTAGTTTCTAATACAGTTGGTGTTTTACCATATACAGAAAGTAAAAGTGGTAAACAAAATCAATGGGGAGCAGATTATTTAATGGATGACAAAAGAGGAGATCAATTTATTGAAGTTCTTAATCATCTTGATGCAAGAATATTAAGAGGTTTATTAATTCCTGAAAGAACAATTACACAAGATGTATCTACAGGAAGTTTTAGTATGGCTGAAGCACATGCAAATATTTTCTTTTTATCAGAAGATGCATTAATAGGTGATATTGAACATACAATAAATGAACAAATTATACCACAATTGAGAGATTATAATTTTCCTGGTAAAGTTCCATGTCATTTAGTAATTGATAGAATCCAGTTGGAAAGAAAAAGAATGTTACATGGATTATTAATTACTATTATAAATAAGATGGATACATTTATTAAAAATTTTGGTAAAGCACCATTTGATGTGTTTCCGAGTTTAAATAAAATGGCTGAAGATTTGGGTTTACCAACAGAAAAAATTAGGTTATATGATTTTGGTGAAAAAAACACAAAAAAACAGAAAAATAATGAAATAGATGATGAAAAAACACAAAAAAACAAGAAAAATGATAAATTAGATTATAATAATAATACCGTCGAAGAATTATTAGATGAAATACAGAAATTACCTGTACCAATTGCTAAATAGTTGTAATATCTTTACTTATTAAATAAATTTGTATTATAATAATCTCCAAAAAGGAGGCAACATGCCAAAATTGGGTGAAATACATAGTGATAAAGATGGCAATATTAAATTAGAACTTCCAGAAAAAGATCCAAATAACAAAATATTAGAATTAATTGACGAGAAATTTAAAAAGTTAAATGAAAATTTAAAAGAAGAAAATAAAAATATCAAAAATGAATTGAACAATGTTAAAAATGAATTAAAAGAATTAAAAAAGGAAGAAAAAACAGAAGGAAAACCTAAAGAGTATCAGGTTAAAAAAACGGATTTTATATTTTCCAAAGGTTCTAAACTTGTTAAGGATAATAGAGATCATTACCCAATTAATACCGAGGGCAGAGCTAAAAATGCATTAGCAAGAGCAGCACAAACTGGTGGAAAAGCACCAACATGGTTCAAAGGAACTTATACTCAATTTAGAACAAAGGTTATTAGTGCTGTTAAACGTAAATATCCTTCTATTAAAGTTACTACAAAATTTGAAAATCCTCGTTTCCAAACAATTTGTAAACTATCAGATATTTCTAAAAAAAAGCTAAGTGAAAATACTAAAAGTAAAGGTGGAACAGTTATAGAAATAGAAATGATTAGAAGTGGTGTTTTTGAACATCCTTGGTATGGTAAACTAAATTGGAATAAAAAGAAATTTTTAAATATGATAAAGAATTTTAAAAATGATGTTATTGGAAGAGAATTAAGTATTGATTTTAATCATAATAATATGAGTGTTGCTGGTGGATGGATGAAAAAACTATATTTAAAAAATAACAAATATGGCGGTGTTAGTTTAATGAGCAAAACAGAATTAACCAAAGTTGGTGAAAATGCGTTAAGAGATAAATTATATAAATATTTTTCAATTGAATGGGATGAAAATTATGTAGAAAAAGAAGGCGAAGGAAATGGCAGAGGTAAATATGGTCCAACTTTGCTTGGTGGTGGATTAACTAATAGACCATACATAGATAAACTTACTCCAATTTTAATAGAAAATAATGGTGTAAAAACCAAAGATAGGTTAGAATTAAAAAAAGCAGCTTAAATAAATAATTAACCAATAACCCAAAGGAGGGATTTGATATGTCTAAGGAAAATCCAACTGTTGAAGAATTGACTACTCAGATTGAAGGTTTAGAAAAAGAAAAAGGGGATCTTCAAAAGAGTAATACAAAACTTCAAGAAGAATTAGATGATGCCATCTATAAGTTAGAGGAGCAAATAGATAACGAAGATGGTGAAGAAGAAGGAGAAGGTGAAGAAAAAAAAGAAGAGGGAGAAAAAGAAGGTGAAGGAGAAGGTGAAGAGAAAAAAGAAGAGGGAGAAGGAGAAAGTAAAGAAGGAGAAAAAAAAGAAGAAGGTAAAGAAGCAAGTGATAAGAAAAAGAAAAAATTAAGTGAATCAAGAAATACCTATGAAGATACTTTGAAAAAGAAAGTAAAACTTCTTGAAGATCAAGTTAAGAGATTAAATGAGGATAATAAAACTCATAAAACCGAACTTGTTACTGAGAGAAAATCCAATTTAATTAAACAGTTAAAGGAAGATAACCATTATCCAGCTTTTATTAAAGTTGCTGAAAATATTATTAATAATGATGATGGTGAAGTTGTAATGACTTTGACTGAAAAGAATAATGATGGTGAGATGGAAAAGAAATTATCTGTTAGTGATATTATTCTTAATCTTGCTAATGCTATTCCAGATGAAGGTCGTTTACATACTGAAGAAGATGGAACAGTAGTTAAACAAAGAAGAAAGAAACATTCAGATGAAGAAGCAGATGTTGATGAAATTGAGAAATATGCAAAAGATAATAAAATGAGTCTTTCAGATGCTTTGGTTGAATGGGACAAACAAGGTAAATTATAATTATTTTTAAAAAGTTTTTGGGAGGTGAAACAATATGGCTAAAAATACAGAACAAGAATTAACAAGTGGAGGAGTTTTTGCTACTTTTATTAATGGTGAATCTAGTGCTATTACTAAAAATCAGGTTGTTAAATTAGATTCTACTGTTGAACAGGTTAAGAAAACTGCTGCTACTACTGATATTGGTATCGGTATTGTTTATAATGAAAGTATTGCTGCTGCTGCAAGAGGAACTATTCTGATTGCTGGTCCAATTGTTAAAGGAACTGTTGATACTGGTGAAACAATTGCCTATGGTAATTATGTGGGTCCAGGAGGAACTGTTGCTGGAGCAATTGCTAAAGTAACACCAGGTGTAGGTAATAAAAAGGTTCTCGGTATTGCTATTCCTTTAACTTCACGTACTGCTACTGAGACATGTCCGTATATTTTAATGCCACAAGATATTAATTTAGCTACTTCATAATAATTATGAAGTCAAGGAGGTGAAATAATAATGGGATACGATGTAACTAGTCCATACACGAAAGTTGATAAAGTTTTAACAAGACTTACCGTAAAATTTAAAACCAATGTTTATGTTTCTGATCGTATATTGCCTGATTTTAAAGTTCAGAAAGAATCTGATAAATATCGCATCTATAATAAAACTGGATTCTTTAAAGGTGCTCCTAAGAAAGGAGATACAGCCAAAACAGCAGAAGATATGATGAGTTTCTCAGAGGGAACATACAGTTGCGATGAATACGCAATCAAGGCAATTGTTTCCGATAGAGGAGTTCAAAATACCGATGCACCGATTAAACCATTTATAGATGTAACTAATTTCTTATCTGATAAATTAGCACTAGCTGAAGAAATTGCAAGATGTGATTTAGCACTTACAACTCTTTATGCTGCTGCTGCAACCCGTACTGTTCTTGATGGTACAACCAATTGGAAAAGTGGTTCAGGTACTATTGATATTCTTGGTAATATTTCTGATGCTATTATTGCAATATCTAAAGGAACTGGAAATAGACCCAATGTATTAATGATGGATACTGAAACTTTTGAAGTTATGTGTACAGATTCTTCTTTGATTACTATTCTTCAAAATACAACTTCAAGACCAATTGAAGCAGAAAAACCAATTTCAGTTATTCGAGGATTACCTATTACTCTCGCTGATGCTGTTGTTAATACAGCAGATGAGGGTGCTACTGCAACTTATTACAATGTTTTATATGATACTGCAAGTTCATATAAACAGTGTGTATTACTTGCTTATGTTAATTCAGGTAGCCCTGTGAATTTTGGTGTTAATTTTGTTTCACGTCAAAGACAAATTCAGCGTTTTAGAGGAACAGAAGGTGAAGATAGAGGTGGTACTTTCTTAAAGGCTTCAAAGGTTTTTGGACCAAAGATCCTTAATTCAAGTGCTGGCTATATTATCACTAACGTTCTTGGTGCATAATAGTTGTCTTTCTTTTTGGCTTTTTTTCTTAGGGGAGGGTAGTTTAAAAAACTTCCCTTCCCTTTTTAATATTAATTTTTAAATCGGAAAGGAGAATAATAATGTCAGTTAAAGTAAAAGTGAAAACTGATGGGCTATTTACAGAAACTATTAATGGTCCTAAAAGATGTGCAAAAGATGAAATAGTTAAAATTAATGAAGAATTAGTTGATCCTAATTCACCACATTATACTGTTTTAAATAAGAAACCAAAAATAGAAGAGAAAAATAAATAATGGCAAATGAATATTGCACAGTTACAGAGGTAAAAGATATATTGCACTCGAATCAGGAACAGGGCAAAATAAAAATAATTTCTGGTTCGAGTGTACCAACTAATGAGTATTCTCTTAATGAGGATGAAACTAAAAGATGGATTAATAGAGCAATGTATAGAGTACATACTAATATTAGAAGATTTCTTAATCCTTCTTTGAGTTTGCCTATTACACCACTAACTAGTGTTCCTGAAGAAATGAAATTAGCTACACAATATTTATCTGCCATTGCTATTAGAACAAAAGTTTTGGCAGGACATAGAATGCAAGATGAAATAGATAGTGGAGTGGCAGAATGGAAAGAAACAGTTAAAGAACTTTTAATTGATTTAACAGAAAATATTAAAGAAGGTCTTTATTCATCTCTTAGAGCAACAGGAGATGTAAAAATATTTTATTATAATGCATTGCCTCAGTGGAATAGTAAAGATATTATTTTTACAGAAAGAGCAGGTGTTACAAATATTGGCAATGGAAGAAGTGATGATGTAGATAATACCATTGTTACTCCATCAGGTAGTGATATTTGGGATGATATTTTTGAAACTTTATTATGATACCATTTTCAATAGATATAAAATTAGACGGTAAAAGATTACAAAATATAGATAGAATTTTAGAAAATTTATATTATTTAGCAGATTTGACCGAAGCAGATGTTGACGATATGATGAAAAAAAATATGAAATTTATAAGACAGTCAATTTCTGTTAATTATGAAAGAAAAAGAAAAAATATAAAAAATGAAGATAGTTATTTAAAATTAAAAAATTATTATTATCAATATGGTAAAAGAGTTTATGTAAGTGATCATTTTGGTAATAGAATGGTAAGGCATCCAAGAGCACCAGGCTTATTAACAGAAATGCTATGGCGTTCTTTGAGAAGAATAAGGGGTGAAAGTGTTGGAATTGTTTATGATGTTGAGGAAAAACAAGAAGGTGCAAGAGCATATGTAAAGTTGAATAAAGAATTATATAGAAAAAAAAGTGGTTTTAATTATGTAACAGATAATAGAACAGGAATAAATAAAAGAATTGCTTTTATGGAATTAGAAGAAACACAGTTAAGCTGGTTATCTCAAAAATTTATTGATGATTTAGCAACAAAAATAGAACAAAGTATACAGTCGGAGCAAAAGTTTTTTGGAGGATAATATTTAAATGTCATTAGTTACCCCAAGAGTAGTTTCAAGTCCTGAAAGTCCTTATAATGATTGTGCAGAAACTTTAGCAAATATATTAAAAGATTATAAAGATTCTATTCCAATTAAATATTATTATGCTTATGATCCTTGGTATATTGCTTCTTTGCCTGCTGCTGCTGTAGAATTTGTAAATTGTTCAGAAACAGTTCCAGCATTAGGTACTCATAGATTAGGTGGTACACATAATATAAATTATGATTTATTTTTAAAATATAGAATTTGGTATTATCATGAACAAGTCAGTAAAAAAATGAATGATGAAGAGATGTTACAAAAACTATGGAAAATAAATAGTATTTATAAAACACATCCTACAATAAATGGATATAACACCATAGGTTATTCTAGGATTACCAATGTAGAAGCAGCAGCTAGAGAAAGAGAAAATTCTACATTTGCAGGTGGATTTATAGAAATTATAGTTACTAGAAGAATCTGTCATGACCATGATCCTGTTGTAGTACCACCATTATAAAAAGGAGGTTATTATATGGCGAGGTTAAAAGCGAAAGGAAATTTTAAGGTTTGCGGACATAAATTTCAAATTGGTGAAGAAATAGAAGTTAATAATCCACTTGATTATTTAAGATTAGGAAGTTTTGAAGTTATAGAAGAAAATAAAAAAGTACAAAAAGAAAAAGTTGAATTACCAAAAGAACCAGAAATAGAAAATATAAAAGAAGCAGAAGTTAGTGAAGATAAAAAAGATGAAGTAAAAGAAGATGATGCAATAGTAAGAAATTATAATAAAAAGAAAAAAAAGAAAAAACATAATTATTTTTAATTTTTAATAGGAGGTGAATAAATGTCTGTATGTAGTTGCAAAAAAATCTCTGCTGTTGGTGCAAGGGCTTTTGTATCTTATGTTGAAGAAAGATGCTTTGGATATGAAAATGCCGATCAGGATACATTGGCTACCACTACTCCAACTTGGTTAGGTAGAATGAAGAGAGTAGAAATTACTAGTGAAAGTGTTGTTACTGAAATTAGTACATTAAGTTCAGAGGCACTTAGTCCACAGAGAGCAGTTTTAAAACGTGTACAAGGTCAATTTGGTGTAGGTGGAGATGTCAATGCCGAATTAAGTAATGATGGATTTGTTTATTTAATTACTCAGGCTATTGGTAGAATTATAGTTTGTGATTCTACTGCTGTTATTTTGCCTGTTGCTTCTGATGGTGTAACTAGTGATTGTACTGCCATTGCAGTTCAAAATTCTGTTGCATCTGATTATGTTTCTGATGGAGAAATAACTTATGAAGCAACATGTTCAGATTCGGCAGGTTATCAATATGAAACAGGTTATTATACAGTTGACCCTTATGCATTAGAACCTGGAATGACTTTTATTATTGGTCGTGATGCTGGTACAATCAAAGATACTACTGGTACCGATCCGACTAGTGGATATGTATATTTTAAATATACAGGAATGAAAGTTAATAGTTGGGCTGTAACTGCTGCACCAGATGCAATTGTTACTACGACTTTTGGAATGTTAGGAAAAGAAGAAGCCATTAAAGATTGGGCTACTCCTTCCTATGCCGAAGGTTCAAATGATCCATTTACTGGTTTTAATGGAACAGTTACATTATATGATGATGCCTATGATGATTCTGGTACACAAACAACTGTTACTGCTTGTGTTCTTTCTTTTGATATGACTCTAAGTAATGATATGTCAACCGATAGATATTGTTTAGGTGAAAAATATCGTAATTCATTACCAGAGCAAAGTAGAACAATTGAAGGAACTATTTCTATTGAATTAGCAGATTTAGTTCTTTATAATAAGTTTTTAAATGGGACAGCAGCAGCATTAAAAATTGATTTTGATTTGAATGATAATGACAATGAAACTCTTGCTATACTTCTTCCACATATTGAGTTTAATGGTACTACTCCTAGTAATGCAGGTCCAGAAGCCATTACTCAGGAATTACCTTATACTGCTTTATGGGAAAGTGAAGCAAAGTATATGCTATCTAATTCAGATTTACAACCATTTGCCAATGAAGGTTTTGATGTTGCAGTGGAAGTTGCATCTGCAAGTGCTGGTGCTGCATTTCCAACAACAGTAGTTTAATAAAAGAAATACCCCACAATTTCTTTTAAAAAAATTAATTGAGGAGTAAAGTAAGGAAGTAGTTTTACCCGATTTAACTCTTCCTTACTTCCTCAATTAATAAATTAAATCGGGAATTAATTAACTATAATATTTTTTTTAATCGGGAGGAAAAAATGATAGTCGGTGTAGATCCTACCAAAGTTCATGATTATATTCCAAAATGTGAACGTAATTTACCCAAGAAAGAAAAAACAATTTTTAAAGTAAGGAAAGTTGGATTAGAAGAAGCTGCCGAAATTAGAGATGGTATATATGAAATTTCTGGATTGGGTAAAGAAAGAAAAGAAAAACTTAAAACAGGTAGTGTAGAAGTACGTGTTTTAAAAATATGTTTAAAAGGATGGGAAAATTTTAAAGATGATAAAGGTGAAGATATTTCTTTTAATATAGAAAATTTTTCATGGATTCCAGCAGAAGTAAGAACTGAAATTGCTGATTATTGTAGAGGTGAAAATATAGAGGAAGAAACAGCAAAAAATTTAAAGTAGCCATCAGGTATCAGGAATTTTTAGCAGATAAACATGGTGAAAATGACCTGATGCGAAAGTATCCTGATGGCAGAGTATTAAGGGAAAGTGAAACGTGGAACTGTGAAATTTGTCAAGAATATGGTTTGTTTGAAGAAAGAAATTGTGGGGGGATTGAAAAAAGGACAAAACCTGTTTTGATAATTGGTAAAGAAAAATATTACCAGTGTCCACTTTCATTAATTACTGATAATAATACCTTTTTTATTATAAATCTAATAGACTGGTCTGATAATACTGGTATACCTATAACAGGGAGCAGATTATTAGACCAGTCTAATGAATTATATAATATTAGAAATTTTATTTTATCAGAAAGAAGTAAAGCTAGAAAAGAAATAGAAGATTTAAAACCAAAAAATAAAAAAACAAGAAATAGAGATACAACTAAATCTGGTCCAAAAACAAGAATAAAATCGGGAACACCAGTGATAAAAAGAGGAAGTGCACCTATAAATAAAGGTGCAATTAGAGGTGTTTTGAAAAATATTTCTAAAGGAAAATAAAAATGGCTGTACAAGATTTACAAATTGTTCTTGATTTTATTACTCAGAATAAAGAAGAATTAAAACGTGCTCAATCTACATTGAAAGACATGAATGCACTAAGTAAAGATGCTGAACGTATTGCTACAAAAAATATTGCTATCGAAAAAGAAATAAATAGATTGAAAAAGACATCTGTGGATTTAGATAAAACAATTAGTAAAACAAAAAAACAATTGAACAAATTAGAAAAAGAAGAAACTACTTTAAAAGCACAAAAAAAGAATGAAGAAAAAGAATTAAATACTATAAGTAAAGAAACTGTAAGATTAAATACAGAAAAAGCCAGAGCACAAAAAATTTCTATCCAGGCTGAAAAAGAAGAAACAATTGCATCAAAAGCATTAACACAATCAAGGAGAGCATCAACATTAGTTGGCAAAGAATTAACAGTTCAACTTAAAAATATTGCATATAAAAAATTAGAAGGAATAAAATTAACAAAGCAAGAAGTTTCCATTATAAATAAAAATAGAGATGCATATGTTAGATATAGAGATGCTTTAGCAAAAACATTGGATAAAGAAAAAAAATCCAATGAAGCAAAAAAGAAATTATCACAAACAAGTAAAATATTAGCAGATGTAAACAAAAGGCAAGAAGTTTCTCAAAATAAATTAGCTAATACACAGAAGATTTTAAAAAAGACTACTCAGGATTTAGAAATAATAAGCAAATCAAGAAAAAATACTATAAAAACAGTAAAAGATTTAACAAAAAAGTATAATGATGTTTTAAAATTAAAAAAACAATTACAAGATAATTTAAAAGTTTCAACTTCTGACTTAGAAAAAAGA